TCGGCCATCCTCGGGGATCGTGATCCTTGATGGGTTGGTCACGCCCTCCCAAAAGTCGTCATCATCCCAATCGGCGGCATCGAAATCGATGGTGGTATTGGTCGCATCATCCACGGTGACATTGGATTCCAATCGCACCATGGCACCCTTGCCGATGCCATCCACCGCCTCCAGAATTGCCTTGGCCTCGGTGAACCATTCCGCCGGGATCTTTACCGCCACGGCATCCTCATCATCGTGGGCCACGGCGGTGGAATCCCCAAATCCCCGGGTGACTGTCCAATCGGTGCCCGAGCCGGTATCGGTGACCACGAGGAGCTCCGCCCCGATCTGGATCACAAACGGAACCGCCGGGGCCTCGATCGTGGTGGCATCATCGGCCACATCGAGCGCTAACGCCCCGGAGGTGATCCCACCATCGAGCTCGGTTGCGGCCTCTTTGTTATTGATGTTGTGGAAGGTCATATCAATCCCATCGCTGTATCTGATCGCCACCCGGATCCGGCGGATCCCTCATAGGCGGAGATGGCATCCACCACCGCCTCACCGATCGCCACAGGATCACCCACGCCGGCGTTGATGATGATCGTGTTCCCACCCATACCGCCGAGGCGATCGAGTGGGATGAGCGCCTCGGGGCCGGCCTCGCCAAACACACCGGCGATCGGTGAGGTGGCGATACCGCCGGCGGCGAACTGTGGGAGATCGGGGATCATATCCGGCGATGTCCATTGTTTGCCGCCGAGCCCGGGGATCCACGATGGCATCGGGCCGATCTTGATCCTCGGATCGAGTTTGTTCCAAAACCCGATGAGCCCGTTGATGATCGCCTTGCCGAGATCGATCGCCGCGTTACCCACGATCCCCACCGCCCCGGCGAGGACATCCACGATCCGGCCCGGGAGGCCCTTGAACCAATCCCAAAAGTGGCCGATGATGTCTTTGATCGCATCGAACGCATCTCCCCATCGGCCGGTGAACACCGCCGAGATGAAATCCATGAGGCCCTTCAGCACGCCGAAGATGAGATCCACGGTGGCCTTGATCGAATCCCACACGCCCCGGAAGATCATCGAGATGGATCCGCCGTAGTTGGCCCATATCTTTTGGCCCCACTCTATGAACTTGGATACCACGGCGGTGACGGCCTCGATGGTTGAGGAGATCACCTCCCACAGATCTTGGCCCCACTTCACCATCGTGGAGATCTGATCGTTGCTCCCGGATCCAAACATCGAGGTGATGGCGTTCCACTTCTCGGAGATCCACGCGGCGGCCTGTGTGAACGCCGGGAGGAGTGTGGTGGTCACATAGGACGCGAGCGCGGCGAGGATCGGGAGGATCATGTTGCCGATCCACTCTTGCACCTCTCGCCACCCGTTGGAGATGATCGCGGTGGCATCGGCGCTCGCCTCGGCGGTGCCACCTACTTGGCCTTCCAATGCCTCCAGCACGATCCGTTGGGCCCCGAGGAGATCGCCGCTCTCTTGGAGCGCTTTGATCTTGTCCTTCTCTTGATCGGTGAATGTGACACCGACCCGGGCCAACGCACCCACACCTTTGGTGGGATCCTCCAATGCCTTGCCGAGTTGAGTGGCACCCTGTTTTGCATCGCCGCCAAACACCGTGGCCATATCAATGGCGAGCATGTTGGCCCGGTTGAACACATCGTTACCCTCGCCCACCTCATTGCGGATCCCCTTGAATGTGAGGAGCACATTGGAGCCCTCCGAGATGAGCTTTTTGTCGATCCCGGTGCGGAGCGATAGGGCCCGGTTGAGCGATCGGAGCTCATCGGATGAGACATTGGCCACGCCGCCGGTGTTCTCGATGATCTTGGCGGTGGTCGCGTAGATCGAGCCCATCTCCTCGGCGCGTTTCACGGCGGCGGATCCGAAATCCAAAACTTGCTTGGCGGCGAATGCACCAATCATTGCTTTCCCGGCGATGCCGAGAGACTTGGACATCTTGCCGGCCTTCTGATCGAGCGATTGGAGCGATCGTTTCGCATCGTTGACATCGCCCACGATCTGGAGTTGGAATGCGCGTGCTCTCGATGTCATTAGGCGGCCCTCCTCGCGCCGGCGTTCCAATCGGTGGTGAGCTCACCGAGCACGAGATCGAACCAATCGAGCGCGAGCTCCTCGCCCTGGGCTCGGAGTGTTGGATACAGAAAGTGGCCATCCCGGTTCCGGGATGGGAACTGTGCGAGCGATCCCGAGCCCCACTCGGTGCCGGGGAATAGCTCGCCGGCACGAGCTCCACCCGAGGCCCCGGTGGAGGCCCGAGCGGAATAACCCACCTTGGGCACCCGGTCTCGGTAGACCTTGAACGCGGAGATGGCGCGCGTCTCGGCCGGGGAGGATGCGGCGGCGGTGGCCATCGCCAAAAAGCGATTGGCGAGATCAGTGGATCCCACACGCGCGTGCTCGGAGATCTCTTTCGACATCTTCGACATCGTGCGGAGGAGCTCGTGGAGCCCCTCGATGTGCACGCCGGTTTGCCTGTTGGTTTTTGCCACGATCCCCTCACCTCCTCTTTTGAGCTCTGATCCACTTCTCTTGATACTTCACAAACTCGGCCACCATCCCGATCGGCATCTCATCCACATCGCTCGGGGCCATCCGCCAGAAGTGGCAAAACGCCGCTAGGCCTCGCCACTCCCGGCGTTGGTGGGGTCCATCGAATCGTTGGCCTCCCGGAACGCATCGAGCACCTCGATGAATGGTCGCCCGAGCACCTCTTTGTGGGTGAGGCCGGGAGCGGATCTCCGCTCGGCGGCCCATACAAACGCGTAGACGGCCATCTCGAAATCGGTCTCCAATGCCGATGTGAGTGGAGCGCCGAGGATCCTTTTGATCTCTCGGAGCTCCAATCCGGTGAGCTCCTCGATCGATGGGAGCTTGCCGGATGTCAAGAGGTGGCCTTCACAGGTTGGCCCTTGATCTTGATGGTGACATCGCCCTCGGCAAACTCGCCCCAATCGGTTTCATCGAGAGGTGCGAGTGGTGGCACCACGGCGGTGAATGCAAAGGTCGGGAAGTCGGCCGAGACCACACCATCTTTGGTCTCCAAGAGCCACTCCACCTCGGTGCCGGCGAGGCCATCGAATACGGTGTGGATCCCATCGGTGCCGAATCCTTGCACATATCGCAAAGTGGCCTCCCATGTGGAATCAATGTATTCCTCATACGGTGCCACATCGGCGGTACGGGGGTGCGATGCGTAGTTGTGCTCCGGCACGAGGCCGAGCGCTTGCGCGGCGATGTCGAGCACCACAGGGGTGCCACCCGTATCGATGGTCAATGACGCATCTTTGAGCCGGTAGGTGCCGGCGGTGTTCACAGACATTGGGATCTCCTCTTGCTAGTTGTTTGATACTTCCATCGAGGCCGGGATGAACGCGGCGATATATGCCACACCGCCGAGCTCCACCTCCCGGGGCTCGGTGACTTCTACGATTGAGAGCCCATCGAGATCGAGCCTCACGATCGCCGGGATCGCTGCATCGAGCTCATCGAATCCCTCCTCGATCGAGGATCGAACGACGAACACGCCGATCACGAGCTCGCGCACAAATCGGCCTGGGCCCCGGATCTGAGCCGGCCCCATGTTGATCGCCACCGACCGATCCGAGAGCGATTCTCCCGGGTGATCGAGCACTCCCCAATCGGTGCCGAGCTCGGTGGCGATCGCCGCCGCGAGATCTCCTCTTGCCGATGTGTAGGTGCTCGTCACGCGAGACCCGATCGGCCGGAGGTGGTGCACTTGTCGGTGATGATGTCGATCGCTGCATCGAGCGATAGTTGGATCTCTGCATCGGTGATCGAGCTCGGCGCTTTGAGATATGAGCGGAGCTCATCCACGGTGGGCCATGTTTGATCGGTGAGCTCTGAGACGGATCGCCGGAGCCCTCGGAGGAGCATCTCCACATCGGGATCCTTGAATCCCACCCGGATCGCTCCGAAGTCTCCGCCTCCGGCCACGCCGAGGGGTGAATCCCGGCGCTTGTGGAGGCGAGCTCCGGCGATGAGCGCCGCGAGTTTGCGGCGATCCGAATCGAGCTCCGGGATCGTGGCATCGGCCGCGGTGGTGGAGATTGTCCACACCGTGGCCGATGTCACGCCGGTGAGTGTCCACTCCACCTCATCACCCGGATCGAGATCATCGCGCACATCGATGTAGCTCTCCACGAGCTCATCGAGCACCGCGAGGAGCTCATCGGGATCGTTTGGTTCTGTGCGCCGGAGCTCCACATCCTCGGGAGTGTCGAGCTCCCAAAGGATGCGGAATTGTGCTCCGGTTTGCGTCACCGAGGTGGTGGTCACTTAGCTACTCCGCTCCGCTGATCTACGGCAATGCCGCCGCGTAATACTGAATCCCGGCGGTGACTTGTGGAGCCACGATCGCGGATCCGAGCATTCCGACCTCCACGCCCATCTTCTCCACATTGACTTGCTGGAGCCTCCGAGGCGCTTTGTCGGTGCCGGCCACCGCGGCGGTGTTGAATTGCAAGGACTCCGAGAGATCCGGCACATGGAATGCGGTGATCCCTCCGATGTCCACCGACTGTGAGAGGATCCCGGTGGATCCATCCGCGGCCGCCGAGCCCGATGCGGCGAACACGCGCCGATCGTTGCCATCCACAAACGAGAGGATGTCAATCCAATCGCTTGTTGAGCATCCGAGGAGGTTGCCCGGGAGATCGGTTGCGGTGCGGATCGCCTCGCTTGTGGTGATGAGATCGGTGATGAGCGCCTTGTAGGTGCTCCCCGTTGTCAACACGGCGGTGGTCGCTGTACCGCCGGCCACCGTGGTGGTCACGGTGTAGGTCTCGATCTTGGCGTTGATCTTGGCCATGAGTCGGCCGAAAAACACCGCCATCACCGCTGGATCGCTCTGCTCGATGAGCTCCAATGGGATCCGGCCCGCGCCATCGAACCATTGAATGGAGGCGCTCGCCTCGGCCACCACGAGCGCGGCGGTGTCGGCATCGCCATCCTGTGCGGATCGCTCATCGGCATCGGGTCCGCTCACAACCTTGCCAAACCCGATCGAGGTGCCATGTTTTGGATATGGCATCCGGCCGATCCGGTTGAACAATGGCCGCTGGCCACCTCTGACATCCACGAGCCCTCCGGCCCACCAATCGGCCGGCACGAGCCCCTCGGCCGCTCCCGAGCCTCCGCTCACGCCGGGTGATGCGGTGAGCGCGTGCTCCTCGATGAGTCGATCGAGATCGTTGCGATCGCTGTGGAGCTCGTGGCGAACCATGGCGCTGAACCACTCGTAGCCCTCGATGTTGCGGCCCGAGCTCGGGGCCTCATTGTTTGCCTCGATGAGCTGACGCATTGCGCGGATCTCATCTTCCATCCCGGAGAGATCCACGATCTCTCGGATGTCGGCCTCGGTGAGCGCGTGCTCTGCCGGAGTGGCCGGGTCGGTTGGTGTTTCCATTGGTTCCCTCTCCTCTGAGTGGATAGCGAGGATCCGGGAGGCCGGATCCGATTGGCCGAATGCGCCACGGTGAACCGCGGCCACATGGTCTAGCGTTCCTGTGAACACCTCTGCATCGGTCTCCTCATCGTGCTCGGTGGTGTCCACGAGCACTCGGGCCGAAACATCTTCCAAGAGGCCGGCGGCGGCGAGTTTGCGAAACTCGGATCCGGCGTTGGTCTCCGCGAGTTGCACCGACCCATAGAGGCCGTCGTCTCGGTGCTCGTGGTCAGTGAGTTTGCCGACCCGATCGAGGATCTCATCTGAGTGGCCGTTCACGAATGGGATCACCCGATCGGTAGGCACCTCCACATGGGAGTAAGAGATCCGGCGGCCTTTGTGGGTGATCTGTGCACCGTATGGCACGATCCGCATCGTGAGCACTCCGGTGGATGGCTCGTATTCCATCGCCTCGGCGGCGAGCTCGATGTATTCACTAGGTGGCATTGATCGCTCCGATCGTTGGATTGGCCGGGGCCTCGGGGAGTTTGGCATCGCCCTGGGCCTGATCGAATCCGATGATGGCCCGGGCCTCATCGCGGCCGATGATCTCGCCGGCGTGGAGCGCGATCGCCTCATCCACGCGGCCCTTACGATCGGGCCGGGTGAGTTGGTCGGCATCGAGCTCGATGTGTGTTCCGGTGGGGAGGAGGCCACTCCATGCGGCCTCGATGAGTGGTGTGTAGCTCACCGAGAGGGTGTCTCGATACCATTGCTCATATACGGTGGAGAGGTTTTGATAGACCATTGAGGTGGAGCCTCCGAGGAGCGATGCACCGAGGAGCGGAACCGGGATGCCGAGGAGCACCGCGACATCCACATAGCCGGCCGCGTGGCTCGGCACCCACGCCGATTGGCCCGGTGTCAAAGTATTGGGAGCCCATTGGAGGCCACCCGAGAGCACGCGGGTTCCACGATCGTGGCCATCCTCCCACGCGTCGAGGAGCTCGCCGGCCTCATCGGAATCGAGCTCGTGGGGATCGGTGAGGATCCCTGACGGATCCGCCGCCTCAGCGAAATAATCGGCCGAGTAGCGCATCATCGATACGAGCCCGGAGAGGCGAGTGGATTGGAGTGGGCCCTCGCCGGCGAGATCTCTCACCGATCTCTGCATTGCAAGGTGCCGGATGTTTCGGGTTGGCACCCGGGCCCCGTTCACCCGGTAGAGCCTCGATGTTTTGGTGGAATCCCATTCCACGGTGACATCATCGGAGTTGAGCACCCGAGCGGCGATCGGTTGGTTGCGGCGATCATCCCATGTGATCCACCAATACGCGTTGCCGCAATCGATGAGCTCCAACATGGTTTCGGCCTTGAAGGTGCGTTGATCCGAGTTTGGATCTGGCCGCCTCGCCATTGGCGGTTGAGCCTCGATCTTGGTTCCTCCACGGTACGCGATCGCCGGGAGAGAGGCCACGGTATCGGCTGTCATCTGGCGGCCCCGGCGGAGCGCCGGGAGCATCGCGATCGGGGAGGATCCGGGGAACCAATCGAGGAGGTTGAATGTTGCGCCGGCGATGTCGATGGTGGGGATGTTGGCCTCCGCGAGCTCGTGCTCATTGGCCGGAGCTCCAAACGACGAACGAAACAATTCTCGGATCCCCATCATCGGCTCCCGGTGCGGTGGCTAGCGAATAACACGATTGTAGTTTGGCACACTTTTTGAGTGGATACAACTTTGAGTGGCACTCAAAAATCTCGAGCGCTCGATCGCCCGGGTGATATCACTTTGACCCGGCGGAGTGGATCCCGGTGTTGGCCTTGGGCCGGTACGCGAGCTCGGTGGCGAACGCCAACGCGAGCACGCCGGGGATCGGATCCGGGGATGCTGCTTGTGAGATGAACCACGATCCATCATCCCGATCCTTGCGGCCGGCGGATCGGATCTGTGCATCGAGCTCCGGGTTGTGCCGGTGGAGGAGCCATCCCGAGCTCACCGCATCGAGGAGCACTTGGGAGGCGATCACAAAACCGACCCGCGTTACTTGATGCACTGTGATCTTTTTGGATGCGGCCGAGGCCACCACCGAGCTCGCCGCTCGATCAAACGCGAGATCTCGCACCCGGTAGTGCCGGATCCATGTGAGCACATCGGCGGTGATCGCATTGAGATCCACACCATCGGGATCCCTCCACTCTTGGATGAGATCGGCCACGAGCCGGCCATCCCGATCGGCCACCATGGCGAGGCTCGCATGGGTGCGCTCCCCATTGATGTGGATCCCGAGCACAGGCCTCGGGAGGCCGAGCTCCACAGGATCGGGCTCGCCGCCGGCGGCCTCCCACTTGGGCCATGGGATCGCCGGGGCCGATCTCTGGATCACCGAGCGGCACAATCGTTCAGTCTCAAACTTCACAGGGTCAAGCGATCGGAGCTCCTCGGAAATGGTCTCTGAGGTGATCCGGGATCCGAGCCCGGGATTGGCCTCGATCCATCCCTTGGGATCGTCCGGGGCCCGATCCGGGTGCGCTGACCATTCCAAATATGCGATGGATGGATCCTCCCCGAGCTCGGCGGCGGTGCGGCCGCGATGCTGGAGCGCGGCGAGTTGCACCGCATCGGCATCGCCGGCGTTGGAGGTGGCCCACACTTGTGGATTGGGCCGGGCCGATTGTGTCGGGAGCGCCGCTCCCCATAGCGCGGTGTCTCGGTGCTCGCGGATCTCATCGAATAGGATCACATCGGCGCTCGGGCCTCGGAATGACTTTTCGCGTGGTGCCACGATCCGATACTTGGATCCATCTTTGAGCTCGATCGATTCTTGGCCATTGGCCAATCTGATGCCTTTGGGTTTCAAGCGTTTGCGGAACGCCGGCACCTCGGTGATGGTCTCCACGAGCTCCATGAACATCTTTCGGGGCTCGGTGCGATCCTGTGCGGTGTGCAAAATGAGCTTGTCGGTGGGGATCGCAAAGAGGCCCACGAGCACCCGAGACTTGAACACCACAGTTTTGCCGTTCTGCCGGGAGACCACATAGACCACGGTACGGCGGATCCACCGCCTCGATCCGGGCTCGTACTCCATCGCCACATCCACGGTGAGCCCTTGCCACTCATCGAGCTCGATCCCGGCGAGCTCGGCCACCTCGGCGGTGAGCCTCCCGAGGCTCGGCCACTCCGGGTTGCGCGGTGTCCAGATCCGCGGAGTTTGCGAGCCCCGGAGATCAATCGCCGGCGCTGGCGTGGAGCTCGATGATGTTGCCGAGCTCATCCTCCTCCTCCGATCCATCCATGAGATTGAGTTGTGATCTGCCGGCCGGCGTGAGGCCGAGTTGTGTGAGCATCACGGTGAGTTGTTGGAGATCATAGGTGATGCCACCGCCCTCCTCACCGAGCGGCAACACCTCCGATGGGGCCGGCCGGTTTTTGTGCTCGCGCTTGATCGGTTTGCCCTCCGATCGGAGCGAGGTGCATGGGCCATCGGTTGCGCCGCACTCGGGGCATGGCGGCCGGAACAATCGATCGCCCTGGGCTCCGGTTCCGGCGGTGGCCTTCACCTCCAAATACTCGCGCCGCTCATCGAGTTTTCGGGCCATGAGTTTGGCCGAGTCAACCATGGCGGTATCCATCTCGGTGAGGTGCCGGGCCGATCGCACCGATCTCGCCACCGCCCTCTCCAGAGTTCTCGGTGATCGCCTTATGTGTTCCTCCTCTGCCGGATCCGCTCGATGAGCACGCCGATGGCCACTCCCCATCCCACCGCGATGATGAGCTCCACGGCGATCATCTCAACCTCGGTTTCAGTTCACTCATGCAACAATCCATCCGGTTTGGGGAATGGGGCCCCCCCGGGGGAGAGAGAGACGAGTGGCAGGGGTCTCCGCGGGTGCGGATCTCTCAAAGATTGGAGCATCTCCAGACCATCCCCTATTGCCGAGTTGCATGGTCGGCACACCACCACGAGGTTGGCTCGGTCGAATGCCGCTCCACCTCTCGCCAACGGCCGGCGATGGTGGAGGGTGAGTTCTGAGATCTCCTCTGATCCGCATCGGTGGCACCATGGCTCCTCCGCTCGCATCGCTCTCGATAGCGTTGTCCACTTCCGCGATCCATGCACCGATCGGGATCGGGCGCTCATCGGCCGAGCCGGCATCTCTTGGAGCACCACTTGAAGAGCCCCGAGGTGGGTGTGCCACATCGGTGGCATCGAGGTGATGCCGGGGGTGTCATTGATTCACTCCGAGGCGATCCTCAATTGTGTGATTCAACCAATCGATAGGCCGCCACACCTCGGCGGTGAGGCCGGCCGATGAGAGATCCTCGATCCATCTGGCCTCGGCCATCGTCACTCTGGAGCGTTGCTCTTTGATGAGGATGAACATGGCCCCGAGCTCGGAGTGGATCAATGTGAGATCGGGGAATGGTGCCGGGTTGCGGTGAGCTCGCCAATCGTTGAGCTCGGCCACCTCGATCACCTCGGCCATGAGATCGACCCGGGTTGTGCGGAGTCTCGGATCGCCGCCGAGCCCGAGCTCGATACGGCGATCCGCTGCTTGTGATTGATCGAGGAGTCTCACCATTGGGATCACGATCGGGCCGAGTGGGGTGCTCGGGCCTCCGCTCCGCTCGGTGTCACACATGGATCGGATCCCACCGCTCCACACTTGGGGCATCCACCCGGGAGCTCCATGGTGCCCTCGGTTGCCACCTCGATCTCATTGGGTGCGATCCCCTTGATCCGAGCGATCCGCTTTTTCCACGGTGCGACATCTGCCGCCTTCATTGCTCTGGGCCCTCCGATGGTTTTGCCATCGTGGACCAATCGATAGTTGGTGCTCATCCTGTGCTCTCCTCTGCTGGATCGGTGCACCCCTCGGTGCAATGTGACTTGGGCCCGATGGCCATGGTTTTGGAGGAACGGCAATAGTGGTAACTCGCGGAGTTATCCACATCTGTGGATGGCTCCGTGAGGTGTTTAATTCCGGTTCTTTCCGGTTCAGGAGACGCGGGTGTCTCCCCCCCCGAGACGCGGGTGTCTCCCCCCCCGAGACGCTGTGTCTCCCCTTGGGGAGACGCTATGTCTCCCCTTAGCGCGTGGATGCCGTTGGGGAATAGCGCGTAGAGGCTCGATCGGCCGGGGCGCTGCACCGTGGAGATGAGGCCCATATCCTCCAGATCCCGGAGCGATCGTTGCACTTGTCGAGGGGTGCACTCGGCCACGGTGGCCAAGGTGGCCTTGGAGGGGAAACACAATCCGGTTTTGGCGTTGCTGCAATCCGCGAGGCCGAGGAGCACAAGCCGATTGGCCCTCCCGATCGCCGGGAGCTCCAGCACCATCGATACGAGTTTGATACTCATCGGGTGAGCTCCTCGATGTGGTCGCGATCGTGGCGATCGTGTGCGGCCCATGAGGTGAATCGGTCTCCACAGATGTCACACCGCACCGAGCTCACATCCAAATCGCTAGGAGCGTTGCGAGGAGCTCGGGGAATATCAACATCCACGCGTGGATCAGTAGCCAAGCGGTGGCCGCAAAGAGGACCACACCGAGTGGGATCGTGAGCCATTGCATTACTCCCCACCCTTGGCGGCCTCGATCTGTGCGAGGTGGTATCTCACGCCCTCATGGGTGAGCTCCACTTGGCTAGCGATCACCCGGATCGGCCATCCATCTCGGTGCATCGCCTCGATCACATCTCGTTTGGTTCTCACCCGGTACCGGGTGCTCTTTTTTTGGGGATCCATCACAATCTCCTCTCGGATCACTTGGGGAGACCATAGCCCGATCGGCGGCCAAAACCAAAGGATCCCACACGATCAGACGCGTGAGAGCCCAATCCGAGGTGATGGATCGCCGGATTGGGCTCAAACGCCGCCGCATTGGTGGCAAGGATCGATTGTAACGGCGTGTGGGTGTGCCGATACCGTGGATCGCTTTGCCGGCGCTCTGTGGGGCTCCTACGAGCTCTGAGGGGATGTGCGCTCCGGCACTAGGTAAGAGGCCACGAATGTGACAATCACCACGAGCCCGGCGGCGGCATCGGCGGCCACGGCGATGCTGAACATCCCGAGGATCCACACGAGCACCACCACGATCGCGCCGGCGAGCGCTCCTACTGTCGGTTTTGTGTTTGGTCTCATCATTCTTTCCTCCTGTTTGATATCAACTATTCCCGGCGGCGAGGAGCCGGCCCCATGTGATCGGGCCCACCACGCCATCCACCTCGATCGCCTCCGAGAGTTGGAATAGCCTCACGGCGGCATCGAGCTCGGGCCCGAATCCCTCGATGGCGGTGGGGAATCCGAGCCCCTCCAGCATCGCTCGGATGCGGATCACTTGGGGATCTGCATCGCCTCTCCTCAATGTTTTGAGATCTGACATAGGGCCCTGGGCTCCTCCATCTGGCGGTTGCGTTGGCGGTTGGGATCCATCGGGGAGGCTCCCCTCGGGATCGGGATCGGTGCTCTCGATCGTGCGGCCTCGGGAGCTCTTGAATGTGGCCTCATACTCTGAGGAGCACGAGCTCCTCGATCGGCCGGTTGGCCAAAAGTCGATGTGGATGTGATCGTGGTGGCCGGGTTGCCTCCAGATGAGGCGCTTGATCCCGAGGCCATCTTCCACGGTGCGAGCGTTCCACGAGTTGCCCGAGGAGGAGAGCCGGAGCTCGGCATTGTTGCGGAACAGATACGAGCGCACCCGATCGAGGATCTCTTGTTGAGCGGCGAGGGGGAGCCCTTGATCGGCCGCGTGGATGTCGAGCGCATTGGAATCGGGATCCCCGGAACCATAAAACGCGTGCTGAGACCACTCCGAGGAGTTGCGGATCTTGCGACAATTCTTGCGGCCGAATGCGATCTCGCCGGGGAACATCTCATCGAGGTGGAGCCTCACTTGGTTGGCGGCCCGGGTCATACTCCGGCCCCGATCTGGATCCCGAGGAGCACCGCCGACACCGCGAAGGTGACCGCGGCGGTGCCGAGCGCCCACAGGATCCGGGAGGTGTTCTTATCGATCGAGCTCACCGCACCTTCTAAGCGATCCACATCATCCTCCAATAGCGCCACCCGAGTTGGATGGGTGAACCCTTTTCGGGCCTCTTGTCTTGGCGTGCTCATGATTATCCCCTCCAGATCATCGCTTTGAGCTCGTGGCCCCACCCGGTTGGTGAGCCATCGAGGATCTTGCCGACGAGTTTGATATCGAACGATGAGCCGGCCGGCGTGAAGGATCTCAAACCGATCGGTGACACCGACCCGGGGAAGTCGGCCACATGGATCGCTTGCGCGGCGGCGGTGTACGAGCCCGAGTTGTGCGCGTGGGCTGATGCGTTGGCCGAGATCCCCGAGACATCGGAGGAGGATGCCGACACCGACCCGAGCCCCGTTCCGGCGCGCTCAAACTCGGTGCCATCGATCTCGATCACGGCCTCAAAACCCTCATTCTCATCCACCGCCGACGCGGCGAGCATCGCTGCCGCGTCCACGATCACAGGTTGCCCGGAGTATTCCAGCGTCACCGAGATGGTAAGGAGATCGGTGTCCGAGCTCGTAGGTGCGCCCGAGCCCGAGGTGTGCTCGGCCTTCAACAATGTGCCCTTGGGGAAGATCTCCCGGATCGCTCCGCCGGCCTCCAAACCGAGATAAGCATCGTTGGCGGTGTTGCGTTTCCACAGGAGCGAGGCGATCTCCTCGATCGAGAGCCCGAGTTGATCGGCGGCCGGCCGATAAAACCCGGTGGTGAGATCCGTGATCGCCACGCCGGGGAGCGCGGCGGTGCCCGAGGCGATCACGAGCACGCCGCTCATCGTTCCCCCGGCGGTGGGGAGTTTGGTGGCATCCTCTGACACCACCACCCACGCGGAGCCATCGTACGCTTGGAGCTCATCATCGGCGGTGATGTAGCACACGCGGCCGGCGGCCGGGGCCGTCTCGATAGCGTCTCGTTGTGTGGTGTCGGTGTATACCGGGATGATGTGATCGGCCACCGCATCGCCCCACTCGGTTGCCACGGTCGATCCCCCGGTGGGATGGATCGGGTTGCCGGCGGCATCTGTGTTTGCCATGTTGAGCCTCCTAGAGCGTTGTGTCGGTTGCGAGTTTTACAGACCATAGATCGCGGCGAGAGCCCGAGCTCGGATCCACACGCCCGGGCCGAGCTTTGAGCTCGATCCCTTGGATCAATGCGAGCTCATCCACCTCATACTCTGAGGCCCCGGATCCAATGAGCCTCCGGGTGCGGATCGGATCCCCGAGCTCCAATCTGAGGACCGCATCGGTGGCATCGCCATCGCCATCGGTGAGCTCCACACTTGTGATGAGCTCGGCGGCATCTTTCCGGGAGGCCACGATCTGAGCGGCGAGCGCTGCCGGCCACACATCGCTCTCATTGAGGAGATCGGTGCGGAGCGCTGATCGTTTGCCGTAGGTCGAGATCGAGGTGGTATCGGTGGTGGTTTGGACTGTGCCACCCACCCGGCCGATCGCCGCCTCATTGATGATCCGATCGAGCGCGTACTCCGGGGAGTATCCGGCCCATGCAATCCATGGCCCCTCACCTCCCGGATCCGAGTATCCGGCCACGGTGAGCGCCGGATCCCGGCCGGCGCGATACTCCACGGTGTTGCGATCGCGGAACACGATCATCCCGGCCCGGTTGATGAGGAGCTCGCCGCCATCGGAATCGGCGGTGAGATAAAGCTCGGTGAGTAGGTTCCCGGCCTTGGTGGTTGCTTGCATGGTCTCCACGCCGGCATCGAGGAGGCGATCCTCCTCGGGCCATGAGAGATCATCGAGGAGTCGATCGATCCGGGCCCCGGAGAGCTCGGATCCACCGACCGCCGACACCGCCACACGATTGAGGCCGGCGAGATATCCAAACGCATCCACGAGATTGATGGTCACGATCGGTGACTTCCCCGGGATGGTGGTGTCAACCACCGATCTCACGGTGCCGACAAACCGCACATGGGAGATCCCGTTGTGGATCGCGAGCACCCGGAAGTAGGAGCCGATCGTGAGATTGATATCGGCCTCTGGAGGTTGCGTTGGCGAGTAGGTGCCCTCCCGATTGGAGAGCCGGATCCGGCCGGTGCCGGCGGTGTAATGCGAGCCCCGGCGGCGGCGGCCTCTCTTGATCTGGAGATCGATCCAATCGGATGTGATGTCGGTCCACGCCCTCTCGGTGCCTCCCCACAACGCATCTGTGGCATCGTTCCAATCATCCACATCCCACTCACCGCCGGCGGCCACGCCGGTGGCCAAAAACCCGGTGGAGAGCTCCACCCGGTATTGCACCGATCCCCACCCGGGGCCGATCGCTGGAGGTGCTACCGGATCGGCCTGGGGGAGTGGTGGTACGAGCGGAGGAGCGAGGCCGGCCGGTGGCATTGGATCCTCCTACTTAATCCGGGTGACTTGCACCCGCGTGGTTTCGACATCATCGCCGGCGGTGCCATCGCCGTGGAGCTCGACATCGCCGCCGCCGGTGCCGGTCGAGTAGATGTGGAGCTCGAAGTAGTCGCCGGCCTCGGCATCCACGGTGAACGCCGCACCGAATCGATCCCACCCGGAGTTAGACGCATTCCACGAGAATGTGCCGAGCTTGTCGGATCCGCCATCGCGCACCCACCAAATGATCCGGTCGCCGGAATCGGTCTCAAACACCGCATTGACGGTGAATAGGTATCGGCCATCCTCGGGGATCGTGATCCTTGATGGGTTGGTCACGCCCTCCCAAAAGTCGTCATCATCCCAATCGGCGGCATCGAAATCGATGGTGGTATTGGTCGCATCATCCACGGTGACATTGGAT